CAGGTATCGAAGGAATTCCTACAGCAACTATTGTGCCGTGGTCTTCTTCTTCAGTGCCATCAGGTTTTTTAGAGTGTAACGGTGCAGCCGTTTCAAGATCAACTTATTCTGCATTATTTGCAATCGTAGGAACAACTTACGGAGCTGGAGATGGTGCATCTACTTTTAACGTACCTGATTTGCAAGATAACGTTGCAATGGGTAAATCTGGAACTAAAGCTTTAGCATCTACTGGAGGAGCAAACACAGTTGCAGCTTCAGGAACTGTTGGAGGAGCAACAGCTAACGCAACTTTATCAACAGCACAACTTGCATCACACAGTCACTCAGCTTCTACTGGTAGTGCTAGTTTTCAAAATAACCCTGGAGGAGGCTTTCAATCTACAGCTACCACACCTGGAGGAACCACAGGTAATGCTGGATCAGGTACAGGGCACCTACATAATTTGAGTGCAACTTTTACAGGTAGTGCAACTTCAGTTATACAACCTTATTTAACAATTATTTATATTATTAAGACGTAGGAGAAATTATGGCAACAAACGCAACATGGACAGTAGTATTAGAAGACAAACTTGTTATTAAACAAAGTGGTGATGGCGCTGGAAATGCTTACACTATTGATGATAATGATTTTTGGGGATTAGCTAAATGGTCAAACATTTGGGCTATTCAATATGGAACATCAAATCCAAGTGACACTATAGAGTATAGAGATCAAACTCCTCACTCTACTTGGGAAGATGCTAATCTAGGTGATTTTCAAGATTTTATTACTAGATGGGACGCAGCTCATTTATCTAAATTACAATCGGACTGGGATAATGATAATGAAGTTGATGAAGAAGGAAACCCTGAGTCTGAAGCAGATAAAATAGCTAGACTAGGTGCAAGACCAACATCGTACTCATCGTAAACTCATCCAAGAAGTTAAAATATATTTTTCACCTGAAAGTGGTGAATTACCTCTGTGCAGATATGGAAATGAAGCAGGCCAAATAACTATTCTACCTGTTTTAGGTTTTACTCTTTTTGAAAAATGTAAAAATTCTGTTTCTCCACCTTCTTCTACATCATTTAAATATATAGAAAAAACAAAGGCTCTTTTTGCATCTTCAAATCTTGAACTATGTTCAACGTGCCAAACATGATAACCTTCTGTAGGTAAAGTTTTTTGTATTTTTAAACTAGTAAATTCAAAAGATTCACCTGAGTAAGCATCTTGAGCTCCTGTATTTTCACAATAATGTCGCCAAGCTAAGTCATAATTTATCATCATTGTTCTTAATTCATCCCACCACACATCTATATTGTGTCCTCTCATAAAATATTGTTGATCTTGTTTACTAGTTATAGGGGCATTCTCAAACTGTTTTCTATTAACTGTTTTAAGAAATTTATTTTGTTCTTCATATATTTTAATAGCTTTATCACATTCTTCTTTTGTAATATAATTATCATATATGCCTATAAAATTATTTATATTAACGATTTTATCGCTCATTTAAATCCTTCATACTTTTAGAATATTCAAATCCTTTAGTTTTTTCTATATTAAAAATTAAAGAATATCTATTATGTTCCTCAGTATATTCTTCAAATCCATGTAAAATACCCATAGGAAAGATATAATAATCCCCTGGATTAGGTGTTATTTTTATATTTAATTCAGGTACGATTAAATCGCAACCTTTAGTTAAGTACAATACACCATGATAATAATTATGTTCATGGTAATTTAATTTATCTCTTTTCTTAATTTCATTTCCCCAAGCGTCTTTAATAGTATTTTTAGAAAAAAAATGTTTAAATAAATCAGGTTGAGAAATTTGATTTTTATTTATTATATAAGATAAAAAGTGATTAAAAATTGGATCTTTAATAAAATGATCCCATGAAGTCATATTACCTTTTACGTTTGTATAATTAGTCATATCTTTATTTATATTATTTTTTATATTAATAATTAAATTATGAATATTTTCTAAATAAGGATAGTGGCCAAAAATAATATTTACTGTTCTAGGATAGGTTATTGTTAAACTATTTTTATGTTCATTTAACTTGTTATTTGGGTCCAAAAAACTAATCATTTAGTATCTTTCATTCTATTAAAATCTAATATATAAGCTATTATATGCTACAAAAATTAAAATTCAAGCCAGGATTTAATAAACAGGACACAGAATCAGGGGCCGAAGGTCAGTGGACTGATGGTGATTTTGTAAGATTTAGATATGGACTACCTGAAAAAATAGGTGGTTGGTTACAATTAACAGCTGCTCAAAAAACATTGCCTGGGGCAGCTAGAGCTCAAGTTGCATTTTCAAGTTTTGCAGGGGAGAAGTATAGTGCAATTGGCACATCTCAAGGTTTATTTTTATATTATGGTAATGATTTTTTTGACATTACTCCATTAGATACAGCTATTACTGGATGCACATTAACAACAGTTAATGCGTCTAGAACCGTAACTGTTAATAAAGGTTCACATGGTTTAGAGGTTGGACGATACGTAACTCTTTCATCCGTTACCGTCACAGGGGCATCTGATTTTACAGCAGCTGAATTAGAACTACCTTATGAAATATTAACTGTGCCTGATGTAGATAAATTTACTGTTCAAGCTTCACGAGCTGAAGGAGGATCTGGTATGACAGCGGCTGGTGCTGCAACTGTTAATCCATATGTTGAAGTGGGACCAACAACTCAAACAATTGGTTATGGTTGGAGTACATCTACATGGGGAGCATCAACTTGGGGCACAGCTAGAGCTGTAAGTGATGTTACTCTAGATCCAGGAAACTGGAGTCTTGATAACTTTGGTCAAGTATTAGTTGCAACCATATTTAATGGTAAAACTTTTACATGGAATGCTGGCGCTACAAATGCAAGAACAATTAGAGCTTCGTTAACAACTACAAATTTTCAAACTACAAATAATCCTACAGCCAGCAGATTTACCTTAGTGTCTGATCGAGACAGACACTTATTTCATTTTGGAACTGAAACTACAATCGGTGATGTTACAACACAAGATCCGATGTTTGTAAGATTTTCTAATCAAGAAGATTTAAATACATACACACCTACAGCCACCAACACAGCAGGTACATTTAGACTAGATACAGGTAATGAAATACGAGCAGCACTTCAAGGTAAAGATTATGTATTTGTTATAACTGATTTAGCTGCTTATGTTATTCAATTTGTTGGTCCGCCGTTTACATTTAGTGTTAGACAGGTAGGTACAAATTGTGGGTGTATTTCTCAACACGCAGCTACATTCGTGAATGGAGCGGTATTTTGGATGGGATCGCAAGGTGGATTCTTTGCATTTGATGGTACAGTAAAATCATTACCATCTCTTGTAGAAGATTTTGTATTTAGCACAGATGGAGATAATCTTGGGCTAAACTTTAATTCCAGAGATGTTATCTTTGCAGGTGCAAATAATTTATACACTGAAGTAAATTGGTTTTATCCTAAATCTGGATCTGAACAAATCGATAGATGTGTAACATATAATTATTCTGAAAACTGTTGGACAACATCGTCTTTAGATAGAACAACATACCAAGATCAAAGTGTATTTGATAATCCGTATGCAACAGATTATGATGACACACTAACACCAGTCTTTCCTGACATATTAGGAATTACAAATAAATATGGTGCTAGTCTTTATTATGAACATGAACAAGGAACAGATCAGGTTAACAGCACAGCAACCACGGCTATTGCTGCGTTTATAAGATCTGGAGACTGGGATATAACATCTAGACGAAGCGCCTTAGGTCAGGCAACAGGTGTTGCTGATTACAGAGGAGATGGTGAGTTTTTTATGGCTGTTAGACGATTTATACCTGATTTTAAATATCAAACTGGTAATGCTAAAGTAACATTGTTAGTTAGTGCATATCCAGACGATGTGGCTGTAAGTTCTCCACTTGGACCCTTTACAGTTACGTCAACAACTGATAAGGTAGATACTCGAGCCAGAGGAAGACTTGTATCTGTCAAGATAGAAAATGATGGTACAGGTGAAACTTGGAGATATGGCACACTAAGATTAGACGCACAACCAGACGGAAGAAGATAATGGAATATACAACTATAGTAAAACCTGATGGTACAATTGAAATTGTACCCGTAGAACAAACTAATAATTTACCTTTTACATCTATGGCAAATATGGCAGCCAAAAATGCTAATCTAAATTTATTTCCCTCACCCCAAGATTTTTATACAAGTCCAACTTACATAGCAAAACAAAATGTAAATCCTTATTTTAAAGGTATCATGTCTCAAGCACCTATAGATTTTAAAAAATTTGAAGGTATAACAGAGGAAACCGATATTGACGATGACACTCAAGATATAGTAGAGAGAGGGAATGAAAAAAAATCTAGTGGTGTATTAGATTTAATTGGTATGTTTATACCAGGATTTAATTTTTTAAGAAATCTTGATATTGATAGTCAACCTTATCAACGATTTGATCCACGAGCTGATATTAAAGGTGGAATATATTCCATAGGTGATTTTAATCAACCCGCTAGCATGGTAAATGATTTCTATAATCCAAGAACAGGATTGAACAGATTTGAAAGAGCTGCGAAACGATATGAAAGAACTGGTAGTATAAAAGATTTATTTGCATCTAGTAGATCAGGTGCAGAATTTTTTGGAAAATTAAGGGAACGAAAAGCTGCTAAACAAAAAGCTTTAGAAGTTGCAGCTAAAAAGAAAAGAGATATTAAACAATTCACTAGTGGAAGCAAAGATGATGGTTCTGGAATTCAAGATAGACCAGCAACAACAGGTCAAGGATTAACAACTTCACAATTTCAGGCGTTTAGAAACTAATGGCTAAAGTAACAAACTACATACCTGAACCAAAACAAGAATACGATGTAGAAAATCAAAGACAGATATTAGAATCTTTAACCACATTACAGAATCAACTAAACTTTTCTTTTCAACAAGATTTAAAAAATGAACAAGACACGTTTAATTATTTTTTATCATGAGTATAAATTATCAAAACCAAGGTTTTAAACAAACTGGTACAGGTAAAACTACTGTGCTTACTTGCCCTACAGACGGAACAATTATAGTTAAAAGTATTTATTGTGCTAACAATGATGCGTCATCAGCTATTTTAGTTAATATGAATTTTGTTGACTCATCAGATTCTAGCACTGAGTATGAATTTTTTAGAGATGACGTAGCAGCTAAGTCGCAAGTAAATGCTTCACCTCAAGGCTTGAATTTAGAAGCAGGAGATGCTATAACTGTGCAAGCAGCTACAGGTAGTAGTAAGATACAAGGCCTGATAAGTTATGCTTTAATAGATAGAAGGAATGAAAACGGATAATTTACCAAAGATAGATTGTACAACTATAGTAACATATAGAAATACAAAAACTGGCGAAACATATAAAGAGAAGAAAGAAGGACCTGATATTGTACAAGACGTTACTGTGCAGGTAACTAATAAAGGTTTAGAAGTCTTCCAGAAAGTTATGAATGATACTACGAAATCAAAACCCTAAAGGCGGAACAGAATTACAGTTCGAGTATTTAGAAAAATACGTCGACAAAAATTTATTAGATCAAGTACAGATATGTACTTCGGTACCAGAAAAAATACCATTACATCCAACCAAACCAAATATACTTTGGCAAAAAAATTCTTATGATCAACCCAACTTAGCTCCTTGGTTTAGTAACCCTGCTAATCATAACAAGTACGACTGGTATGTTTTTAATTCTCACTGGACATATGAAAAATTTAGAGATCATTTTAAAATACCAACTAACAGATGTGTAGTAATTAAAAACGGTATTGATAAAATAGAACAAGCTAAACCCTATCAAAAAGGTCAACCTATAAAAATAATACATCAAAACACACCTTGGCGTGGTTTGTCTGTATTGTTGGGTGCAATGCAATTAGTAAAAAATCCTTTGGTTACTTTAGACGTATATTCATCTACAGAAGTTTATGGTAAACAATTCTATAATCAAAACGATCATGAATATAAAGAGCTTTACGAACAAGCACATAAGCTACCTAATGTTAATTATCTTGGTTATAGACCTAATCAATACATAAAAGATAATTTAAAAAATTATCACATGTATGTTTATCCAAGTATCTTTGAAGAAACATTTTGTATATCATTACTAGAGTGTATGGCTGCAGGTTTATATTGCATCGTTAATGACTTTGGTGCTTTATATGAAACAGGTGCAGAGTTTCCAATGTATATACCTTACGATTCTAACCACAGAGCGATGGCACAGAAGTTTGGCTTTGGTATAGAACAAGCATCATATACGTTAGATCAAAAACAAATACACGATCATTTAGATTCTCAATCTAGATATGCACACATTTATTACAACTGGAATAAAATAGCTATGCAATGGACTACATTTTTAAAAGGGGTTATCAGTGCAAAATCCCAATAAGCCGATTTGGTTTGAAGAACAAAAGACAGTGGAAACAATAGACTTATCTGAACCAGCTGATAGATCGCCTTGGAAGATAATGGTTTGTACACCTGTGCACAGCGAGTGTTCAATTCATTACACACAAGCATTATTAAAGTTTCAACAAGATTGTTTAATGAGAAAAATATTAGTTAGCTTTACTTTAATGAAATCGTCTTTGGTTACTCAAGGTAGAAACTTATGTGTAGCTGAAATGTTAAATCATGAAGACGGATATACACATTTGTTGTTTATTGACTCTGATATTGACTTTGACTTTGCAACTATTGAGACAATGTTAAAAGCTGACAAAGATGTTATTGCATGTCCGTATCCAATGAAGTCATTAGACTGGGATAAGATATTTCAAGAAAAAGATAAAGCTCAAAATGCAGATCAGCTAAGAAAACCTGGATATACATTTCCTATTAAATTAGAGGATCAAAATGCCATACATTCTAATGGTGGTATTGTAGAAGCAACACACGCTCCAACCGGCTGTATGTTAATTAAAAGAACTGTATTAGAAAGTATGATTAAACATTACCCTGAATT